ATTAGAGAGATACTCAGCGGGGATACGAGCAACTGGGATACCAGCCAACTCACGCTCAACTGCGATAGCTTCGATGGATTGAAGATTATTAAGGTACTCATAAGAAGTATACGCATTCCGTAGAACTGAACGACCAGAAGGATCACCGTTGATGCTTGTCGTTCTGTAGTAAAGAGATTTATTAACTGGGATGTAGTGAGTGCCGTTGAAGTTGCCTACGTCCTGAAACAGGCCCAAGACATCACCTGACACGCGATCAACATCGAACTTGTTTACAGTCCAAGGCGCACGGATAGCAATCTTACGAACACCGATACGACCATCACTGAACTTAGAACGCTTCTTAGGGTTGGTAGTCTGCATCCCTTCACGACGCTTATACACAACCTCGAACCAAGCAAAGCCATACGACAGAAACGACAAAGCCTCAGAGACATGGTCATCCAAGGTGTGATCCATATCATCTAGGACGCTCTTGACAAACTCAGCTTCACGCTTGGCTGCATCACTGTCGTTGGCTGGCTTAACATGCAGCTTCACATCACGAAGAACTTGCTCAGTGGCGTACATAACTGCACCGATAGTGCTATCGTTATCCCGCATCTCACGATACTTACGGACAGCCTTCTTGCCGCGAAGCTCAGGGAGAAACTCGTCAGCACGGATTTGACCGTTGGTTACATTATCACCAGCAACACCTAGCACCTGCTTGGCTTGCGTCTCTGAGAGGTTCTTAACCATGTTGTTGAGTCTCTATATTAGCGGCTAAGACCCTTGGCACTCGAATAAGCGAGGGTCAACTGAGGCTTGGCGTATCCGTTAAGTGAGAGGTCTGTAAGCGCCCACACGAGAGCATCAAGTCTGTCAGGAGAGCCAATCGACCCTAGTGGCTCCCAAGTTCGCATTTGAGTTTCAAGTTCGTTTAGTGAAGCACCGTCTGGAGGGTTAGAAACGTGTCGAACAAGACCACGCTCATATAGGGCAGATATAGGTTCAGCACGGGCATATTTACCACGAGAGGCATGAACAAGTTTGATAGGAACAGTTTCATCTTCTACCTCTAATGTCCTACGGACCATATCTCCACCTTGGTTACGTTCAGCGACAATCCTGTCAGCAGAGTGTAAGTGGTATAAGGATATGGCTTTAGAGGCCCACCCTTGCGGTGAAAGCCTCTCTGTGTAATCTCCGAGGACATAAGCTATCCCGTTTACATCTACACCAGCAACGACAATACCTGTCATGTCACTTTCAGCATTAGACGTAATGGCAGGGTCAATAGCTACGACAATACGATTGAGGTGGGGAACATCATCATGCTTAACTGACGCCTTATCTAGCATGTCAGTAGTCCACAGAGCGCCTTCAGCTTCCTCTAGGACTTCAGCATAGAGTTCCTGACGACCAAGCCTAGTGCCTTCATACTGAGACTTAACTGCCTCAAGATATGTAGATGCTAGGTTAGCTGCGTTATCAAAAGTGCTACCACTTGTAACGACAGTCTTAGGGTCTTTAAGGATCTTACGGATTAGCTTAGTTGGCTTGGGTGTTGTCGTAACCATAATGCGAGGGTGCTTACCCAGACGCATACAGAACTGGAGCATGTCCCAAGTGTCCATGTCCTTATTCCAAGCGGCAGTCTCGTCACACCAAGCCAATTCAAACTGGGGACCACGGAGACGCTCAGGCTCTTCAGCACTAAAGAACTGGACTTGAGCACCGTTATCCCAAGTAAGTGTTCTCTTGGTAGGCAACCACTCAGGGAAACCCATCTTCTTGCCAGCATAGGTCTTATCACCAGACCAGCAGACACTCAGGAACCCTGACTCACCCTTTACCATAACTCGTTCAATATCTGAGTTAGTAGCAGCTACAGCAGCAATACGCTTAACACCACGCTTAACATTCTCTCTGACCCACTCAACACCACAACGGGTCTTACCGAAACCACGACCAGCATTGACCATCCAGACATTCCAGCCACTGTCTTCAGGCTCTAGCTGGTTGTCTCTCGCCCAGAACGACCAAGTATGCTTAAGCTCTTCTACCTTCTGAGGACCAAGCTCTTTGAACAGTTGGTCAACTTTACTCTTGGGTAGCTTACGAAGAGTGTCAGCGGTTATCGTTCTCTTCTGTGTCGGGGTCATCAGAGTTAAAACCTAACAAGTTCATAAGGGCGTCAACAGCACTCTCGTCAGTATCTTCGTCAATACCTTCGGTCGTCTCAATAGTCTCTTTTGGACTCCATCCACCTTTAGAGCGGAGAAACAACTCTTGACTTTTGAAGTCACCATTCAAGGCTTGGTCAATCACCTTACGACCAACCTCAGCATTGATCCTAGCTCTCTCACTGTGGATGATAGTGCCATAGATCTTGTAGAGTGTCGAAAGAGACTTAGGCGCACTCTGTAGATGCTGCATAGAAGCTAACATCTCACGGATACCCACACCCCCTTGAATGCACTCAAGGATGTGCTTCTCTACGTTCTTGCTGTAGGGGAGGGGGTCGTAAGCCATCTCGTCTCGTCACTCGCTTCGCTCATTCCTTACTTGGACGACAAATAAGGTATACTATGGTGGGTAGTCCAGATTGATATGTTCTGGAGGACATGTATCCTAAAGGAGCCATCAGCAAGACCACATCTACATGATACGACAATCTTGACTAGGTTCGTCTTGGTTGGCTTTGAGGGATACTATAGACTATACTTAAGATTATACTTGAGTCTAATAATCTACTAGGAATTATTAAGCTACTGTTTGAAACTATAGTTTGTTCTTAAGTAGGGGTCTCACTATACTATAGGCACTTTTTTCAAGAGTTCACAAGCACTATTTTTAACTTTTTTCCACTGGTGTATCTAAAGTGTTGTTATGTAACGAAAGAATTTTTACTTTTTTCCTTGTCGTAGGTGGGTAGCACGGGTCGAATCGTAGGATGATAGCCCCCTATTAGTTGACATAGACAAGCATATGAACCTTTTCTTTGTCTTGGATTTATGTGTCGTTACCCTAACCCCCCGAATCATCCGCGCAGATTCTATAGGGTCCCAGCCCCCGAGTCAACAGAAAATTCTCATGTGTGACCAAAGTGCAACACATTAGCTGATCTGGGGAAGAATCTTGGAAAAAATCGTGTGATATCAAAATAAATCTTGACGGGAGAGAATCGGGGGCGCTGCACCTACTGACTCTGATTCGTATAACTGAACTAAACGGTTCAGTTCAGATATGTTATAACATAACACACGACAAGCCATTGAATGAGGTAACATAATACCCCATAGCGTGAGAGGCGCTAGGATAGGCCATAGACAAGCGAAAGCCCCCACCGGGTAGGGTAGGGGCCTAAGGTATCGACTCGGGCTTGTAAGGGGCCTTGCAGGGGCTGCTATGGATCGCTTGGCGCTAGTCTATGGGCCTTTACATCCAAGACAACAGACTCGGGATATTCATACGACAATTTATCAAGGCAAGAGTCTAGGTCACTAGCATACATATAAACCCCAAAAGACTCGCCAATTTCATCGCTCAATAGAATATAGAAACGCTGCATTTACTTTCCCCCCATAAGGATTGCCTTAACTTGCGACTCTGTTGCGTTAACTAGTTTAGCCAATTGTCGGATCGTTAGGTTAGGATTGTTGTCGTATAGGTCGCGGATATAGCGTTCTGAATATTGCCATGAGCCTTGCGTTTTCATTGTTGAATCTCCCAATAATAGCCGCCCATGCCCGGAAAGAATAGGCCAATGCCAGAGTCATTAGTGAAGCCGTATCCAAGAAACAATATGCAAAATACCATTGCGAAGATTCCGACTAGCGCCAATGCGTCAATCAATAGATTCCGTATCATGCCAAGATTCCTTATAGGTTGGAAAAGTTATCAGTTAGGATTGCCGCTAGTGCGATTGCGATTGCGACACATGCGATTGCGATAAACATTAGATCAATTCCCGTTTGCGTTTCCGTTGAGTCGTTTCTACGGGCGAATCAGGGAAAGAGTCAACGCCCTATTGCACAAGCGCCATAGCTTTCCGTTTGTTGATACCATGCGCCACAATGGCGACCGATTTGCCCCTAACGCTTGCCCCGGCACATAGCTTGCACGTTTCACATGTGGCGCGCTTTCCGGCTTCCTCGCTTGCGGGGCATAGCACTTCCCTTCCCTTGATAACTTGATCAAGCGATTTGATCACGCGGAATGTTCTCTCGCCCCTATCCCATGCGCTTTGAGCTTGTGCCAACGAGTCCGCGCTTGTCATGATTTGTGCTGGCATTGGGTTTGTCGCGCCATGTGTGTAAGCAGTCCAACCCTCGCAAGCCGATATCAGGCTTTCCCAAATCCAAGACGGGACCGCGCAGGGGTCGCCATATGTGCCGAGTCTTACCATGCGACCCAAGCCGATTGCGCGAATTGACTCATGTCCGAATGCGTTAGGATATGCGCCGCGCTTGTATGCCTTATACTTCCCCAAAGGCCCATGTGCTAACGTGACGTAACAGGTGCGGTCTATGGCTTGTCCATTGGGTTTGTCACTAGGCTTGCCGCGATGGATGCAATCGCCACAAATTGACTTGTCTTCACCCGTGCGGCTTGCGCTTATGGGGTCTATATCGGCGCGCAAAATATACGTTTGCACCATGTCGCCCGTCTTGCGGTTTGTGCTATTGGATTGTGCCAGCACGACAATGGGCGCGCCATCAATAAGCGACGGGCCGTTATAGATCACATGAGTCTGATTTGAGCTTGCCATAATAAGGATTCCTTCCTTGGCGATTGGGTTGGGTTGTCAGTATTGGTTCCAGTCGCAATTTTGCGCGATATTAGCTAGGGCGACCTTTTCAATCTGGCAGACTTCTTGACCCTGCATTTCTAAATATTCCAGATATTCAAATTCTGCCATTGCAGACTCTGGCGTGTGAATCTTGGCAAGGTGTTTTTGGACGGATTCTAGGGTTTTCATCGCGCGCGACTCCTTTTTCGATTGCGTGATTTGCTTAGATCAAGATTCGCTAGGTCGCGCAAGTATTATTTCGCCAAGACAAGACAAGCGCCAGGACTCTAAGGAATCGGGCGCGCGCGTTACATTGATTCTATGTCGTGAGTCAAATGCTATTTAATCATACCAGCTATGCCTTGACTCTTACATAAAACCATCTGGCAGAGTCGAATCACCAAAAATCTAAATCGCGCGTTTGAGCTATCTTTCGCGCTAGCTAGGACTCTTTCGATTGACGCAACTTTCGAGCTATTGCCCAAACTTTCGTTGTCGCTTGCGCAACTTTGGAGCGATTGCGCTATCTTTGGCGAGTCTATCGAAAGATGACCGATTGTATCGAAAGACTCAACTTTCGAGCGTTTGGCCTATCTTTCGAGATTCTGCCCTATCGTTCGATTGTCGCAACTTTCGAGCGCCTGCCCAAACTTTCGAGCGGAGTCTATCGTTCGATCCGGGCAACTTTCGAGCGCAAACTATCGTTCGATTGTCGCAACTTTTGAGCGCAAACTATCGTTCGATTAGGCCAACTTTCGATAACGCGCAAACGATTGATATCGGCAACTTTCGATACCTTAACAACTTTTGACCCCCACGAGGGAAATGTTCGTCTGACCCCCCACGAGGGAAATGTTCGGAATCACCCCCACGAGGGAAATGAGCAGAAATATTTTGCTTGACCCCCACGATGGAAAAGCTCATAAAGATTGCAGCAACAGAATCGACGGAGAAACAAAATGCAGAAAGAAGTTTGCGCCTACGAGAGAGACAGCAACGAGATCCTCAAGGTACTGGGTGACTATGTAGAGATCCGTGCTGATCTGGACCTGAAACTGGAAGAGTGTGACTATGGTGTGAGCGGTAGTCCTGTGTGGGTAGAAGTCTATGACTATGACATCGACTGTATCTACATCAACGAGAACAGCTACACACTCAAGGAACTCAAGGCTAAGTATTCTGATATTGTCGTTACAGAAGTCTTGGCCTATATTGATGACGCAGTAGACAAAGTGGAGTTGTTCTAATGACACCTATGCAAGCACAAGATATTGTCGTAGATCTTGGAGATATTTATGCTGTCGCTCTGGCTGAGAAGGGACACAACATCGACACCTTTACCCCAGTCTTCAATGGTCTGGCTGCTTACTTCATGCTCAAGCTAGAAGGTGAGTTTGACTATCTAGACGAGGCTGTTGACGTAATCTGCCGAATCGTCTACGAAGGTGTCAAGGAACAACTCAAGCAACAAGGAGTGTAACGACATGGACCAGATCGACATCAACGAAATGATGTATGATATTACTGTCGTCTTGAACAAGCTGGCACAGGCCAAGAAAGACGCACAGAGGCACATGCAAGGATGTGATGATCCTGACAACCTACGAGCGCGGGTAGACCGCCTAGAGGACACTCTAGCTGATGTGTCGTATGATCTGGACACAGCCCGTGATGACCTCTACAAGCTGGTTGACGTGCTAGAGGAAAAGAAGTTTAAGATGGACATGGATCAACTGTCTATGAAGGTGAGCAAATGAACTACCAATTTCAACCAGTCACAAGTATCGAACAAGAGATCTCTCACACCAAGCGTGAGATCGACAACATCGAATGGGAAGGGGGCCACTGTGAGCATCTACACAAGCACCTTGCAAACCTGATCGACCGTATGCTACAAGGCGATGTGTTCTACCCTCCCTTTTGAAAGGACCAAGAATCATGTATCGTTACATTATCGGACTAATCACACCCCATGGTATCCTACGCCTAGACACAGGTCGTCGTTATGGTCGTATGGCTGCTGTCATGCGGGCTGAAGAGCTAGAGAATACCTGTGAGGCTGAGAAGACTGCCTTAGAAGGTATCAGATTTATTGCTTTAGCGGTTGACAGTGAGTGATTCTGTCGCTACATACTTACTCATACAGATGAAAGGACATCACATGAACACTCTTACTCAAGATCAAGTCCACAGTGCAGTTGAGAACAAAGGCACCAAGTTTGCCACAGTCAGCTTCATCAAGAAGGATGGCACCATCCGCGTAGTCAATGGCCTCTTCAAGCCTACCAGTAAGATCGTAGGGTCCGACAAGGGAATGGCTCAGGGTGAGGCTATGAAGGCACGGGGTCAGATCCCTATCTATGAAGTGTCGTCTAGCTCATGGAAATCTTTCTATGCAGATAAAGTTGTCGAGATTGTGTGAGGGGGACAAGGGAAATGATTAAGAACTTCCGTATGAACTGGGAAACAGAAAAGCACACTTATACTTTTAAGACAGGTAACTGTCGTATCAGTTCCTTAGATATGCTTGGGGATCTGAGGGGGTCTCTGGAAAGTCTTTACGAGAAGATTGCAAACGAATACTCTTACGAAGACAACCTTCCGAGGGAATTTAAGGTCACTGCGGGTTGTGGTTGGTCTCATGTAGAGGGCAAAGAACATGGCTAAGTGGGCAGAGATCAAATGTCCGAGGTGCGATGAGCAAGACGCCCTCTGGGAAGGCATGGAGCGGGCGCTTGAGGAAAGCGATGCGCGTGAGGCGCGGCTTGAGGCCCGCATCAAGGAACTGGAAGGTATGTTGCCAGAAGATAATCGCCCATGTTCAACGGACAGGTTCCTCGTGGCTGTCGTAGATGAAATTGACGACCACCACGACAGACTGGATGCCATCAAGTGCTGGATCGAAGGCGCTTGGGATGAAGCGGTCGAGGGGACCACCCTCGCAGAACTGAAAGGACAGAGAGATGAAAGTTGAGTTGGGGTGGGCGGCACCCACAATCGCAGAGCAGTTTCCGCAGCTAAAATTGCAAGACGCTGAGCATTTCCAGCGAGATCACAGTGACCTGTCGCGCCTTAAAATACGCGGGCTGATTACAGATGCGGAACACAAGAAAGCAATACAGCGGTTTGCCAAGTCTCTTTCCTCCACCCTCGCAGAACTGACAGGAGGCAAAGATGAGTGACGATCTGGTGAAGCAATTGGAATGCTGGCTGGCAGAAAGCGAAACGCGCGAGGCGACGCTTAATGATCGGATCACCATGTTGGAGGAGCATCTTTGTCTGACTGAGGAGAAGCTATCTAAGTGCGAAGCACTATTGGCGAAGGCGGTGGTGGCGTTGCGCGGTTGGATTGACTTTGCCAATGCGGAAGGGATGCCAGTGCTGCTTTCCGACCTAGAGGCCGCAGAACTGACAGGACAGGGCGATGAGTGACTACAAGCAAACCCGTGACGCCGCAGGGAGGGTCACCACGCAGTATGACAAGATGCTGCGCAACATTGATGACGATCTGGTGAAGCAGTTGCAAAACCCTCGGCCCATGTCGATGTTTTTAACTAGGGCAGATCAGGCAAAGGACTGGACAGAGCTACTGCGTGCAGCCGCCGACCGCATCGAGGAACTATCTAACTGCGTAGCAGTATTGGAAGCCAAGCTGGCGAAGGCGGTGGAGCTACTTGAAGAAGCAGCGCCGTTTATTGGGTATTCGGCACACGTGCCAGACATTGACAGCGCCGTGTGGGACTTTCTCATAGAACTGAAAGGACAGAAGGATGACTGACGAACTTAGCACTATCGTAATCACTGACACAGTAGAACATCCGGACGGATCAGCCACCTACACCTTCGACATGGATGATGCGTCCACTAAGAAGGTCACTGAGTTAGGCTTAGAGTTTATCCTGACTTGCGCTGCTTATGGTTTGGATATACAGGATGCACTACAGGTGGTGATCAATCATGGTAAGCTGGTTGCACAGGAGCTTATTGATGGGCCATACACGGCTGAGGATATAGGGGATACGTTCTGATGTCACACTGGCATTATCAACTGATGAAGCATAAGACAGAACATGGCTGTGAGTTCTATGCAGTGCATGAGTATTATGATCTGGAGGAAGGTCCAGCGTGGACTGAGAACCCTGTCACTGTAGATGGCGATAGCATTGATGACATTCGTAAGATGCTTATCTGTATTCTCAAGGACTGTGACACACATGGAGTGAA